GTGCGGAGCAAGCATCGCCAACGCCACCATGCCAGCCATCATGCCCATCTGATCGCCTTCGCCGACAACCGGACGAACAACAAGCTGATTCACAGGGCTCGGTATCATCGTCCAATCGTCCACCTCCACCAACTGCCCGTCGATGAACGCCTGGACTTGAACATCCCGCCCATCGGTGATGTCCTGCTCGATGATCTCACCCAGACTCCGGCCATCCCACTTGACGAACTGCCAAGCCCTCTTCGTGGTCATCGGGGTAAGCATGATGATCGACTCAAGGACGCTCTTCGGCCACCAATAGCCGTCGATGGTATCTCGCCACGGACGTCTTGACAGAGGCTCAACAAGAACCTTCCCCGCCGCCCGGCCGGGACAGTGCAGAAAGAGGTTGTCATTGGGCAACACCACGCCGATATGAGCGTTCAAGTCTTTGCCCGAAAACGTCACCAGTGACCACGGGCGAGGCCATTCGATACGAACATAGTCAGTCTGCTGCTGCTCGTAAATCGGACGGGAGTCATTCGGGTTGACCGCCCCGATCTCGGGGATGTCCACACCGATCCGGGCCATAAACGCCTTGACCAGACCATAGCAATCATAGGCGTCCGGGCCACTGGCGAATCGCTTGTAAGGCTTACCCAAGAACTCGCCAAGGATTGCGTCAAGCTCTCTCTGTGTGAATCGAATCATGCGTATCTGACCGCCTCTCTCCGCAGGCTCAGCGGCCCTCCGTAGTTGGCTGGAAACATCCCCCTGATCGTGCAGTCATCGGGGTTGCGATTGCACGTCGTCAACTCCCCGGTATAACCACACCGGGAATCCTTGAATTTGTGCCTGCAACTATGCGGATTGAATCGATCCTCCGGCACCCGGTATCGGGCAGCCGGCGGCACGCCAAGCGTCAAATGGACATCCGGCCATGTATTCTCAGTTCCCGTGACCGTGAACGAAACCGCATCGTCGCTATAGTCCTCGGCAAGAAACTCGGTGTTGATTTGAACGAACGAGAACACCGACCCGATCAATCCTGAGTAGTTCCGCACGTAGTCTTGCAGGACATACCCTACGTTGGTCACGCTCATCGTGATTTCAGGGATCTCGCCATCGGTATTGCAGGAGAACCCGCCCATCGTGAAGTTGAATGCGGAATACGTCTGCCCGCCATACACCACATCCTCAGTGTTGGCGGCATAACGAAGCGTCGGGCCACTGTCGGGCAGTTCCACCGTCAGTAGCCACACCCACGCCCCCGGCTGAGAAAGCTGGTTCTTTGCTTCAGTCAAATTGGAAGGCATGTCAGGCATTATGTATAACTCCCTAATGCTTCAAGAAAGTTAATTGTAACACGCCACTCGTCACTGTTGTCATTTTTGCGAGAGACATCGGGAGGACCATCGAAGTATACAAAATAATCCGTTGAATTCGTCAAATCAGTCCACTTAATCGGCGTATTTCCCCAATCTGCATCATCTTCATAAAAAGCCATCAATGTTTCATAATCCGTTTCCGACATATCCCTATATATCACCGTCCAGCGAAGTGGAACGTCGGTATACTTTTTCATAGACAGTATTCTGCCATCTTCCAAAGGCGTTACTATGCGATTGTCTATTGCATAGTTCCTACTATATCCTTCATCCACCGGAGCAGCAGTTAAAGTTGGGAACACAGGCTGTGCCATTATCTTCTCCTCGTTTGCCGATAGATCGGTCCCCGATTTCGCTCGTCCTTGAGCAACACAGACATTACCATATTTTTCGGATCGAAGTGGATATTTGACGCCGCGATTGGTGTGCTGGTTTGATTGTGCACTTCAACGTTGAAAACCGGCTCCTTCGCCGGTTTGCTCAACTCATCCCACGGTATAATCAACTCCGGTCCTGCCTCGCCGACCAACGCCATATGAGGTTGTGTGACAAGACCGCCTTCGGCGTGACCGGCGGAGGAACTTAGAGCCGATCCCAATGCATTGCCGAGAAAGCCCATATTACTTGTCATCATGTTCGGATACGCATAGTTCCTGTCCTGTGCCGCTCCCATCATCATTGTTATCGAACGTGAAATGCTATGATACATCAACATCCGTACAAGCAACATGCCCATATCACGAAGAGACTCTTTCAAATCACGAGACTTCATCAAAGCATCTGTAAACGCCCCACTCAATCCATCCCTCAATGTTTCAGACAGTTTGTACCCAAGCTCCCCCAACGTCTCCATATTCATCATCATCTCTGAGGCGCCGGCTTTGGCCCCTTCAAAAAGATCATCGCCCTTTCTGTCTCTTTGGATTTCGAGCAACTCCACTTGTCTCTCATAATACTTCGTTCTTAAATCCTCATCATTCACCAAGCTCCGCATAACTGCTCTTTCGCTATTCAGCAGTTTCAATCGCATTTCGTACTGCCCATTTGCATCTCTCAATGTCTCATACATCCGTGCTTTTTGTTCATACTGTTCATCATTCATCGCCTCCAACAAATCCAATTGCCTCTGATACCATTTTGCAATAATCGGATGATCTCCGAGCATAGCCTTCAAATGAAGTCTTTGATCCTTTATCAACCTCAATTGTGCCTCATATGCTCCCTCCTGATCCATCAATCCCTCATACGAACTCGCAAGGGATTTCCTGATTTCCTGTTCATGTTGTTCTCTCGCTGCTATAAATTCATTTATCTCCTCCAATGATAATGTATCCGCTTTTGGAAGATTCTTTAACCATTCCGGCATGAAATCGGTTGGGGCGTCTCCAAAAGCCGCTTCCATTTCTTCCTGCCATTCCTCAAATACGCGAAGTCTTTCCTTTTCCGCCACCAATCCCTTGTACTTCTCCTCGACAAGCTCTTTTTCCCTTTGTATTTCTCCTTCTATCTCTTTCAAACGATTTACATATGCAAATCTTTCCGGAGATGTTATCTGCCCTTCCTGCTCCCTCAAAATCCTTATATTTTCCAGCATATTGTCAAAATATCCTGATACTGCACCACTCAATCCCTCCCCTATCTTATCCTGCACCTTCTTAATCTGCATCCCCAATTCTTCTTCTTGAATTGCAATATTCACCAGCAATTCGATTTCTTCTTGCGACTTCCCCGCACGCGCTGAAGGGTACTCCCTAAAAATATCCTCCATCATCCTCCCTTTGACTCTTTTCTCTATCTGAGCATATATCTCTGGATGAGATGGTACACGCAAGGCGCCTGTAGTCCAACTTCGTGTATATGGAGGCTTTATTGTGGTTCTTCTCAAGCCGGGATTTTGTCTTAATTCCATCTCCTGTTGTAATTGTATAAACTTTTGGTATTCGTCCTCTGTCTGCTTCCTCATATTCTCCTGCATATTCGCCCAATAGTCCGCTCCTATCGCCCTCCTTGCCGCCGTACTGAACTTTCCAGCAAACGCATCCTGTATTGCCTCATATGCCAAAATTGCCGATCTGGTAAGAACTTCAACAATCGTTGCCCCGACAAACGTGACTCCTTCCACAAATACTTGCCAAACAAGTTTTGTTGCCCCAAGAAAATCATTTCGCAAATAATCAACAAAGGCTCCAAACTTGCTTTGCAATCCCTTTAACTCCACCCCCAACATCTCCACATACTTCTGCATATTTACAGTATCTTCTTCTGTCCAATTCCTAAACTTCTCTGTTACAGTTTGGTACAAACTCGTCGCCGTATCCTTCAAGCCCTCAAACGCCTCAGCCACTTTCGTGGAACTCAATGCCAAATATCCTAATAATGTCAATAAAGCACCCATCGGACTCACCAATGCTGCAAATACTGCGAGCAGTCCGCTAAATCCCTTCAACAAAAATGCAGCCGCGATTGAAAGAGGCCCTATCAAAGCCATAATCTCCGCCATATAAACAATCCACTTTTGAGCCTCCTCCGTCAGTCCTTTCCAAATCATCAGAAGCCTATCAATAACATCTCCTAATTTTAACAATTGATCCGCTATAATTCCAGCAATCGCAATCTTGATTACATTGAATTTGTTCTTGATGATTTCCATTTGATCCGCAAACGAAGTCAAATTGATCTTCGCCACTCTATCTGTAATTCCTGCAATATCCTTCAAATCATGGTAAAACCTACGCATCGTATTTGATTGCCCAATCATTGCCTGCGTTGCTCTCAACGACCTATCCTGAAAACCAAGCAACATCAACGCAGTTCTCATCCCCTCATCCGTTAAATTCCCAAACATAACCTCCAATTGTGCAATAATGTCATGCAGAGGCAGCATATTTCGTGTTGTAACGTGATATACATCCAATCCAAATTCTTTCCACGTGCTCTTATGTGTAATAAAAGCTCTCTGTAGATCACGATAAACCATATACAACTGAGTTCCTGCCTCTGACCCAACGTGCCCCTGATTTGCCAATGTCATCAATGCTGCAACACCCTCCTCAATCTCCTTGTTGAGAACACGAAGCATAGGACCAGCATTTTTCATAGCCTCGGAAAAGTCAAGAACTTTGGCGGTGGATTCAATGGCGGCGTAGGTAAGATTATCAGAGACCCGTTTCATCTGTTCCATATTCTTAATCGGGTCTTCCATTTCCATTCCCAACGCTCTCTGAGACTTCGTAAGATACTTTACAGCCTCCGTCATTTCCATCATACCGACATACGCAAATTTTTGAACTTCAGGAAGGACTTCCATGGCTTTTACATACCCCATGCCCGCCTGTCCCATTTCCTCATATCCCTTCGCTAAATTTGTAGCCGATGTTGCTACTTTTGTGGAGAGATTCAAAGCCGTTTCCGCCAACTCTCCCTTCATTGAAAGATTTGCATCTTTCAAAAAACCAATGGATCGTGTGATAGCTTTGTCAAAAGCAGAAAATTCCTTTATTGAACTTCTTCCGAGCAAAACTAATGGGGCTGTAACATACAGCCCCATTTTCAAACCAAAGGAATACATCTTATTGGATAGATGATCGAGACTTCGATTTACAGAAGCCATCCCACTTAAATACGACTGGTTATCCAGTTTTAAGTGGGCAACCAATGTTCCTAAGTCCATCTGCATTATCGTTTTCCCTTAGATGCAGTCCTTTTCTTTTTTACAGCCTTGCTGCTACTTCCTATCACTCCCATCCAATACTTCTTTGCAATTTGTGCCCTTTCTTCCTTTGTCAATTTCTTCTGCTCATCCTTCTTATCCAACTTTATAAGAAAATCAGTAACTTTGATCTTCCCTGGATCCTTTGAATTAGCAGCGATTACCATTGCCGCAATTTGCGCCAAATAGTAATCTTCCTTTTCAATCCTCTTAAACTTATCCTCTTCTTCTTTGACAAAGAACGTGATCCACTTCAAAAACTCAACATAACTTACTTCTCTTTGGCACTTCTCTACAGAAATATGCAATCGAGAAGCCAGCTTAAACCAAGCCTCTTCTCTTTCTGTCAGTTTTTTACTTCTGCATTTCCAACCACACTCAATCCATTGATACCCTGAGCTTCGTCAAATAATCCTTTTTGAACATCGTATGGAAACTTCGCGATGTCTTTGGCTGGAACTAAAGATTCATTCAGATAGAGACAGTATTTGAGAAGAGAGACGAACATGGATTTGTATGTTTTGATCTGTTTGATCTGCACACGACCTTCCGCATCCACCGCCGTCTCAATTCTGCCGCTATTTTCATCCAAATAGTTCTCAATACTCTCCCCACTCGCCCTCCTCACCTCATATACCACTACACTCCCATCTTCCAGTTCAATCGGAATCTCAATTGCTTTCTTCTTCAACGAAAATTTCACAACCTGATCCATCATTTGTCCTTTCCAAGACATTTAACATTTACACCACATCGATTTTAAGGGGTCTATAGACGCCTACAATCGATGATCGACTATAGACCCCTATCCATCTACACTTTTCACTTTTTCGTGCTTCTAAGAGCGTTATAGCGAAGGTATTAGGTGGTATAAACCGGAGCAGTTTCTTCTTGAGAAGAGTTCTGATTACTCGGAATAACAGTAACATTCGCCGTCGCCATCGCACCTTCTGTAATTGCAGCAGGGGTGAATTCATCAATCCATCCCCAAAACACCCATGTCGATTCATCGGGGAAAGTAATGGTGATCTGCTGATTCACACCAATCATTCCCGTAATCTCATCCAGAATAGCAGGATCATACTTTGCCGTTGCAGATGCATTCGTTAGCGAAATCAGTTTTTTCGGTGCTTTCGTTCTCCATGCCGTATTTCTCATTGTAGTCGTGTCATTCTCACCACCAGCACTAAATCCAGGAGGTGTAACTTCACGCTCATAGAAATACAAGGCAGCAGAAGTCGATTCACTGAAAGTCATCCTCGTTGGAAATCCATCATCAATAAACATTGTTGTTACTCCTTACTTAATTGATCTTTTCTCTCATTATTGCAACTTCATCGAAACTGCAAAGTTTATGGAAAACATAAATCTTCTATTTTCGTCCAATCCCAACATTGTAATAGAAGAAGTCTGATGCAAATTCTGCAACTTCCATATTTCTCCACTTACAACAGAAATATTCACATTTTTCACCTCCTTGAAATCTTCTTCAATATCTGCCATCTTATCATATCCACTGGTCTCCGTCAAAGCCCTTACCAAAATCTCCACCCCAAAATGCTGATCGATATTCTCCCTCATATCCTTTCCATCAAATATACCGGGAGTATTGAAAATTGCAGCACAATTGACAGGGGTTCCTTTTTTGTCTGGCATATAACCAATGTACAAAGGCCAGTCTGTATTGTCAGATGGTTTGGAAAAGAGATTTGCTGTGTCTGTAGAATATTTGGCTACAACTTCAGAAGGCATCGTTCGACCTTCTGTAATTACATCTGGAACACCCGATGCAGTATAGATCGTTTCAAAGTAATGCGTTTCTCCGCCATATTCACATTTCACATAAAACTGATACTCAACATTGGCTATATCGGCACTGAAATCATATTCATATGTTCCTGTCGCTGTCTTCGCCATCGCAGTATCAGCAGCAACAACAACTTCCTCTGTATCCGTTCTTCTGATGCCAAACGTACCGCTTGGATCTGCAAGCACAGCACTCGTTGCATCTGCAAGAACACTTGCCACTTTGAATGTGAATTTCAGTGTAGCCATTTCTTACTCAATCACCGTAGTTTCCACTGTAATGTTTGTAGGAGCAGCCATCCTATCGGTAATCTCTTCACAATATGGAATGTGCAAGTTTCCAGATTCCTTCGCATACAAAAAATACCGAACACCAGAAATCCACGCAGCAGAATCCACCGTACATGTCCAGTGTCCATCCGCCTGATGCGCCCCAACACCTGCCGCTTCTTCTGTCTCCTGCCATGTATCATCGCTTGTGCGAAACCATTTTCCAGCATTCACACCAGTCAACGCCTGCAAATAAAACGTCACAGTACCAGAAGTAATTGGTGTTCCTGTAGCTCTTGCCACCATATCCACAAACAATGTATTTGACACACCTACTGTAAAAGACTGCATGGCTATACTCCAGGTTCCACACCAAACTTTCTCATACAATCACCAAACACCCATTGGTCCATGGCAGACTTCCTATGTCCGAAGTCTGCCAAACTACACAATTCAAAAACACATTATGCCGGAGGAATGGTCAAGGTCAGCGTTCCGACAGACACCGTCCCACCTGCTAACCATTCGGTTTCATCAAAATTGATGTCACCTCCAGAACCCTCAGCAACATCCCCATCAGCAACCTTCGTAGTTCCGTCCGCCTTGAAAAGAGCCCAACAACCAACCGTTCCAGAATCCGTTGCCGTCGCATTGCCGCCGGTGGATTCAATCGCTCCATTGCTCGCCTCTCCAAACGCCGCCAGCGTCACCGTAACTAAATCATCGCCGGCAGGAGCCAATTCGGCATTGGCATTCACAGCACCTTCGTAGAATGTAATTTTCGGAGTAGCTCCAATATAAGCCCTCAATCCTGTGCTATCGGCCGCCGCCGACGCTGCCGCATTCGTCAATCTCATAGCCATGTCATTTACTCCTTTTTATCAAAAGAAACACTGCTGACAACATCATGGATGGCAATACGAATGTCCCATCTGCAAATGCCTCAGCTTTTCCAAATACTGCTTGGCCAGATCCACTGTAGATCAGGCCATACAATCCATTTGCTGATGCTGTTGGCGATTTTACTGTTATAGTACCATAACCGGAATAACTCGAAGCAACAAAAGTTCCGGTTGCCAAAGCCTCCGCCTTGGAACAAAGCACATTTCCAATTCCAAAATAACTCGGAACCGTAAATGCACCAACTGCGTCCGCCGTAGCCCTTTCTGCCTGCCCGCCTCCACTTCCAGTATACATTATAGATGCATACAAACCAGAGGCAGAAGCAATTGCCTTTCGGAACGAACCACTACCCGTACCAGAATACACTGGAGCAACAAAAGTTCCAGTTGAACTGGCTGTTGGAGATGTTATTTCCGGAGATCCATCGCCAACATAAATTGGCAACACATATGTTCCAGACGCATCCGCAACAACACTTGAAACAACCGCACTTCCTGTACCAACATACAATACGGAGGAATACAGACCAGATGCGGATGCTGTGGGCGTCCGCAACACACCAGTCCCCGATCCCGAATAGATCGGAACGACAAACGTGCCACTGGCATCAGCTATCAGACGGTCAACATCCGGCGAACCTTCGCCAGCGTACACAGGAAGCGTGTACGTTCCCGTCGCCCCAGCCATCACACCCGACACCGCCGCACTGCCCGTGCCCTCATACAGTGCTACCGAGTACAAACCAGAAGCAGAAGCCGTCGCCTTGGACACAAGCATGGTGCCAGAGCCCGCATAGGCCGGAACTACGAATGTCCCTTCCGATCCAGCAGTAACATTTCTTGCCGCAAAAGTCCCCGAACCTGCATAGACTGGAATCGTGTAGGTTCCTGCTGCCGATGCCGTTGCTCTGTCGAACGAAGCCGCTCCCGATCCAGCGTAGATCGCCACCGAGTACAAACCCGAAGCATTCGCTATGGCTTTGTCGAACGAAGCTGATCCTGTCCCGGAGTACATCGGGGCCGTGAAGGTGGCAGAGGCAGAAGCCGACGCTTTAGTAAACGAAACTGAGCCTGTGCCAGCGTAGACTGGGACAGTGAAGGTGGCTGAGGCTGAAAGCGTCGGCTGCTGGCATGAAGCAGTTCCGGTCCCGCTGTAGACCGCAACTGCATACGTGCCAGATGCCGCTGCTGATGGCTGTGCGATTGTCCCACCACCCGAACCCGCATACGCGGGGGCGGTGAATGTCGCAGACGCAGAAGCTGTCGCCTTGGTTACAGACGCACTGCCTGTCGCAGAATACTCGGGGGCAGTAAACGTTGCAGACGCAGAGGCCGTTGCCTTTGTTGCCGTGCCACCACCAGAGCCCGTGTACGACGACGCCCCGCCACCCAGCACCGCTCCCCACAGTTCGATGGCCGGGCGGCGGAAGCCCTGGTACGGGTCGCGGTAGAGGCCCTGTATTTCGGAGGGGGTGAGGATACGGTTGTAGATACGGAAGAAATCTACCTGGCCATCCAGCCCGCGAGGAGTGGACGCGTAACGATCCCCGATGTAGATGTCGTCTGCCCCAGACCCAAGACCTCCGTCGCTAAATGTATCTACGTATACACCATTGACGTACAGATCGTTTCTGCCCCAGACCAGGGCGAACGTATACCACTGCCCTGCTGTTATACTGACGAGGAGATTGCCGCGACTTGACGAGTTGGTGTATAGCTCAAACCGCGTGCTGTTGCGTAACAAGGCAAATCGGCGATTGGCCCCGCCGTACATATCCCACAGATACAAATATAGACTAATTACATCCGCATCAGACCAGTTGGGCTGCCACCGCACAACAACGGTGCCTGCATCGGGGTCCAGTTGCACGGGAGCAATAACACGGTCGGCGTCTCGACCAAAGGATAGACAGTTGGCTCCCCACGACGCCCCTACGATCGTCCCCGTATTCCCCCGCCCGCTCACATCCCGAACGATGTTCCCGCCGCCCTCGTTCATCGGCCAGAAGCCGAAGAGACCCCGGTTGATGGACAAATGGGGATTGAGCGGCGTGCCGAGAGGCGGCTTGATGCGTTTGTCAAACGTGGGCAGGATCAAGCTCATCTCACGTAGCCGCCTGAATGTCCGGATAGATTGGAGTCAGTGTGATCGAGCACGCCTTGCTCGTGGCATTGAGTGTCTTGGTGGCAGAGGCGTTCCAGACACCGAGATTCACATACCGACCGACGATTTCCACGAGAAAGGATGCGTAAAACGTCTGGTCTGCCGCCACCGAACACACCGCCTGGCCGACAAACCGGAAATTGTCGAATTTCGTTTCCGGCGTCACATCCCCATCCGAACTCAGATCCCGCCCCGTTGCCTCACTGTCGCTCAGAAAGATGCGACAGACGTCCCCAAGCGTCGGGGTTTCCGCCCACTTGATCGCCGCATCCATGAGATAGGTCGTCGCCCTGGCGGCCGCTCCACGATCCCACTGGTTGGAGACCTGGCCGTTGCCAGCCGCCACACCATCCTTTAGGGTAAACGTCACATCCCCATCGGCGTCCTGGAAGACGACGGGCGTCCCCGCCTTGGAGAGGATTGCGTTCGTTGCCATCTCTATTCTCCCGTCGCAAATTCGTTGACGTTGACATCCACGACATACTGGATCGTGTCATCAGCGACACCATCGGTATTGCCTGAAATGTCACCATTCTCAAGGACACGCGGCAGCATCTTGCGTGCCTCTGCCGTGGCATCGGCTTGGACGGCTTGCATCCACAGGAGCCGGTTCGCATGGTTCTCCGTCGCCGGGTCTTCGATACGGATGTAGGCCGCCGTCGTCAGACACGCGCCCTCTACCCGCCTCAACAGGGTTCCCTCACCACGATATGCCTGACTGATCTGTAGTAACGACATGGTTCACCTCATCTTAAAGCGTTTCGTTTACCTTCCTGCATCTTCCTGCAACATCTTGAGCACCACGCCCAGTACCGTCATGGACAGCGGCGTGTCCTGGACAATCCATCCTATCTCACAGCCCTAATATAATTTCCAATGATCTTGAAAATGTTCTTTCGTTCCGTCTTCATCGGCTTCTCAAGAAATTTCCATTGCTCCTCTGGTTTCCTCAAAAACATACCACCCTTTGCCGTCCCCAACGGTGTCCCCACAGCCGCAGCAATCTCTGCCGCATGTTTGATATTAAATTCTTTTCCATGTGTCACACGTGGAGATGGGATCTCGTGGACCCAAGGTGCATATTCCGCCGTATATCCCACCACAACATCAGCCCTCAGTCCTCTCCCTCCTACATTTCTTGGCGGATATGCAGAACCATGCAAATTGCCCATTTGAACAGGTACAATTTCAAGACTCTTTTTCCTGAGATACACTCCTCCGGCCAACAAACCTTTCTCCACAGCCTGTCCGATTTTCGCATTCGCTCTATCCTTGTTTTTCAAGAGCGTATCAATTCCTTCCAAGTACAGAACTGTCGGAAACCTCGGCTTACTCATAAATATGCCCACATATAAGTCACACTTGCATTTCTATTCGGTATCGATTCTACCTGCCGTATTTCCCACACTGCTTCATTTTCTCTCAAACTCACAAGATTCACACTTGAAGACAACTCACCCAACATCAACAATCCGCCAACCACAACACCATCAATAAAAACTACAGATTTTGAAGTCTCCAATGCCCCTTTTGCCCCAACAAATGATTCTGCCACATCCTCCCATCTACAAGATTTTTCAACAGGATCAGCATACACAGGTTGCCCATAATCATCATGTGCATCCTCGGGTGCCCAATACACCGCTGTCTGTTTCATATATCTGTTTTTGAGATTACTCATTATCGCGTTCTCTCGATGGAGGATACGGATATGATTCCGTATGACGTTTCAAATCATATTGAATTACTTTCAATGTACTGTGTATTTGAGACAACGTGATTTCCACCATTGTCTCTAATTTTGTAACTCTCACTTCCAACTCTTTCGTTCTCTGTGTTCCTTGTATATCGATCCTTTTGATGTCTTGCCAAGCCAATGTAGAACTCGAAGCCCATCCGGTTGAAAATAAAGTTATTGCACCCATAATGCAAACAGCTAATTTTGTCCATGTTCCATTTCCATGCTTATTACTCGAATTCACCATAATTACTCCTCTAATGTCTCAGATTCCTCTCCAAGCCACGTAATGCCGACAACTCTCCTCCCACCTCCATTTATCATAGTCTCATTCAAAGCTGCCAATCCGCCATACCAATCAAGCATCATGGCCATCTGTCCATAATGAGAAGTGTTGAAACCAAGATCAACTTTACTTTGAAATGTCGTTTCCAATTTCCCAAGATCCTCTCGCGTCGTCCTTGGATCCCGTACGGTATAACAATGCGCCGCCAACCATCGCTCAATCAACTCTAATTCCGCCTCTGTGTATGCTGAATTCTTTTCAGCACAATGCTTTGTCACCAAGGCACTGGATGTGGCGATGAACGGAGTCAAATCAATAGCAACATCCGTTTCAATGATGTCCGCCACAGCTTCACTTGTCGTTCTTACACTCATATCAAGAAACCTCTATAGGTTCCATTCTATTTTTTTCTCTCGCGGCCCAAAATTCCACAGGATCCAGCCAAGGTATCAATTCGCGAGATAAACCACTATCTGATGTTACATTCCAAATTTCAACATTTGGAAACTTCTCTTTCCAATCTTTTACCACAAATCGGAATTGGACACAAAAGGTAGGATAAACGGAAGGTCGAACAAGGTTTTTATCAATGATACAGTTATGCCAGTTCGACCTTCCATCGATATGCTTCATATCAAAGCCAAGTAGAAAAATTCTCTTGGCTCCTAACAAAATGGCAAGATTGATTGCAGAAGCACCTGTATTACCATTCCATCCCAAACTTCTTTCATGCAATCCGCGAGACTCCCTCCCCATCACCCACAACCATTTTACTTTCATATTGAAAAGTTTCTGATTGTTTGTGAAAACAGTCCCTCCAGATTCTGCATATTTTGAAAGAGGTTCTTGAAATCGCTCCCACCATTTGAAATCACCAAAAATACAAATCTTGCATATTTCTGGTCCTTGGATAAACGCAGTGTTGCATCCTATCGTGTTCTCCATCTTGAGAAGCTCCCAATTGAACTTCTCCAAAGAGGGACCGCCTCCTATGATAAACACGTCCTGCTGGTCCCAACATTTTTCTGGAGTCCACCGAGGCATCTCTTATTCCTCAGAATAGTTTTTCAGAAACAGTCGAACAGCCTTCGCTTTATCCAACTTTTCGTCTCCATTCAAAACACTTCCATCCTTCTGATTTACAAC